CCCCTACCTCCACCCTCCCGACCCGAGAAAGTCGCTCCTAGGCCCATACAACGGCGCCTAACGAGGCTCCGGCGCTCGATCTCGGTCACAGTTCCCGCCTCCCGGTCCGCCATCCTGTCCCAGAGATCAGAACTTTTGCCCTTCGCATCGAAGCCCAACTGCAAATGGCTGACCCGAGCGTCATGACCCGGCATCCGAGTCGGTGCGTGAGCGTGTACGCGATGATCGCGATGTCGGTGCGTACGGTCGATGGTCGCTTCATGGCCGGGTATCGTGCTGCTCGATTGCGTAACGCTCGTCGTGCATCAGCGCCGAGAGCCTCGGGAACACGAGCGCCACCTTGCTCAGCTCGCTGCGCCACTCGTGGTGAAGAGCCTGCCGGGTGCGCCCGGTCGTGCTCGCCATGTCCGCGAAGGACTGCGTGACCGCGCTAACGTCACCTGAGCCAAACCGGATCGCGACCAGAAACATCGTGGGCGAGAGGTCCGCGAGCGTCGCAAGACGACGGCAGAGATCCGCCGCGCCTCTGACCTCGCACTCCTCCAGTTCGACCAGTCGCTCGAATATCTCGGCGGTGATCTTCGCCGAGTCGGTTGAGACCGTGATCGAGACGTAGGTGATCACGTTAGGTCGCTCACCGGATCGTAGACGAGGCGCTTCAGTTCGGGCGCGATGTCGATGCAGTCCATGCCCTCAATCTTAAGCTGCCCTAGCTGATCCTTCTGCTGGATCATCGAGATGATTGCGCGAAGGGATTTGATCCGCTCCGAGTATGTTCGATTGACGGTCTTGCGCCTGACTTCGAGCGTCGTAATTGAACGCGCTGCTTGCGCGGAGAATCGCAGAGCCTCTAGCTCCCTCAGTTCCAGATCGTGCTGTCGATTGGCTGTTGCCATTTCGTTTTGTGTTTTCGTCTCGGCCCTTGCGCGGTGAGTCGCTTGTGCTTCGCCCACGCGTGAGCCGAGATCAGTTTTGGTTTTGTGTTTTGTTGCTGTCCCACTTTGATGTTGTTTTGCATCTCGTTGAATTTGTCAATGCTACTGTCCCGGCAGCTTGAATGAAACTCCGACGCAAAGCTCGTTGAGGCGTCGCAGGATGTCATCGCCGAGGCACTCCTCGCCGAATCGCGACCGCAGTTCCGAGCCTGCAAACCGCGTCGATAGAACGACCGGGAGGCCGCGCCCGTACCGTTTGTCGAGCACCTCCCAAAGAAGCGCAGCCATTGCAGGCGTGCTCTTCTCTTTGCCGAGGTCGTCGATCATGAGCACCGAGCATCCGCAGAGCCAATCGACCTGCTCGATGTCGCGCGCGGCCTTCGACAAGATCCGCCCGAGTTCGACCGCGTTCAGGGTAACCGGCGCCCGGCCTTCGAGTTCGAGTTCGCGGGCAAGCGCCCAGTACGCCGTCGTCTTACCGCTGCCGCTCGGCCCCTTCATCGCGATGCCGCGGCCGCTCGATGGTCGCCACGCCTTGACGCGCTCGAACGCCGCCCGGTCCACGTTCGCCGGGAGCGTGCCGAAGATCGCGTCGCGCATCCGCTGCGGGCAAGCCTCGTCCCACTTCGGCGTCGCGCTGCTGCTGTCGTGCTCGTCCTGCTGCTCGTTGTAGTGCAACCGGACCAGCTCCATACAGTCCTCGCAGACCGTCACGGGCAGCTCGATCACGGTCTCGAACATCTCGTGCCGGGAAGGCGTAGGGTCGATTCGATTCGCGCAGCCTCGGCAGACCGGCTGCCCGATGTCCCACTCCTCGCGCGTGCCGTTGCCCCATGTGTTCGCCAGCAGGTTCTCCCAGCGTGAGCGGTTCGCGGCGTCGAACGCGCATTTGAGCCCGGTCAGGCGAGTAACGTTGCGTGCCTGCGTTTCGCTGAACGGTGTTTCAGAGCGTGTAGCCATGAGCTTTTGCCTCGAGTTCGTAGGTTGATGTGCCGCCGGATTTCATGGTCTGCTGACCGACTCCGTTCAGAGGTTTGTCGCAGCGGTTCAGCCAGTTCACGAAGCGCCGCCGGGTCGCCTGCCTGCCGTTGGTCTCGCACCAGCGAGTCATCTTGCCGTGCTCCTGCGCGACGTCCAAGCCCTTGTACGTTGGGTCTGCCGCAAGGCCCGCCAGCCATTCGGCGTCGTCAGGCTTCGGTTTAGGCTCCCGCTTCGGTTTCGAAACTGACGTTGGCGCGGATCCCTCCGCGCAATCCGTTGCCCCCAACGTCTTATTCTCTTCTCCTTCTCCTTCTCCTTCTCCTTCTCCTTCCGCTTTCGCAGAATTAACCGACGTTGGTTTGTTTTGGGTTCCGACGTTGGTTTCTATTGTACCGGAAGAAGCAACCGACGACGGCCTCCCGCCGCGCTGCCCGTTGGTTCTAGCACGCTCCCGACGTTGCTGAACCTCTGCCTCCTTGTCAGAAGGATAGGACCAAAGGTGCAGGTCATCGCCTATCCAGCGCCAGAGCGTCGAATCGGCAAGGACTTCGTCCTTCGTGACGCGAGCAAGTTGCTGCCATTTGCGATCCGCCCACTGCTTGCAGGAGACGATCACGCCTCCGTTCTCTTGCCCGGCGCAGTAACGAAAGAGGCAAAGCCACGTTGCTCGGTTTATCGGGTCAGAGCCGACGAACTCCTCGCTGTCGAGTGTCGTGGTTTCAATGTTCAGCCAGTTCATGAGATGAAAGAAAAAAGTCCGCCAGCCCGCGCGGTAGAAATTGGCGATGAAACTCGCCTCGCGCAGACTGACGGACTCAAATTGATTGGTTTCATTAGTAGGCTTTCTACGGCCTGCGTTCGTTCTACGTTCCGACCAGCGCTTGTAAAGTCGAATCTCGACGCTACTCCGTACCCGCCTCCTTGATGCTGACCTGACAGCCGTGCGACGACGTGTCCGACCAGAACTTCATGGCGGTCATGATCGTGATCTGCGAGTCGTCCTTCCAGATCCTCTCGTTGCGCGTGATGCGGTCACAGACGAGCTTCGCGAGGTTGTCGATGTCCGGCTTCTGCGTGTGCCGCTGCGGTGCTTTCGGACGCAGATTTCCCCGCGAGTCGAAGTGCGATTTCGGACGCCGGAATAGGAACACGACCACCAAGGAGATCGGCGCTTCGCTTGGCTTCGTCCGACGTCCTTCGATCACGACCTGCCGCATCGAGTCATCGACGGCGCGCTTCCACTCGTCCGCGACGTCGCTGTCGTACATGCGCGCAACGTGCCGCAGCCCCATCTTGCGGGCGAAGGCTCGCGGCCTCGGCTGGCCCTTCGGATCGCCGGGAATAAAGGTCGAAATGTCGAGCTTCATGGCGTCGTCCCTCCGTTCGCCGTCTTGCGCCGGACCATGAGAAAGTCGCGCTCCTCGTCCGTGATCCGCTGGTTGATCAGCTTGAGCTTCTTTGATCGAAGGAAGGCGCTCGTCATCGAAACCTTCATCACGCTCGCGATTTCCTTCGGCGTCGCGAATTCCATCAGCCTCCGGTCTATCTCTTCGTTGATTATTGCCTGTTCGCTTTTGCATCGTCGATTCATTTTGTGATTTGGTTCTTGGGTTTGAATTGTCCGAGCGCGTTGCGTCGGCTTTTGTCTCGCTTGATCGAGGACATAAAGTCCTCGACCCATTGCTCGTCTCGTCCCTGTTTCACGCCGCGCGCGTGACCGACGAGGAACGAGGTCGCAGAGCAGAGGATTACGAACGCGGCGCAGATCAGGATCATCTCGGCGGTGCTCATGTTGCATCCCTCCCGTACCACTTTGGCAAGCCTAGCTCGTGGACGACCGGCTCGATGTTCGGCCAGACGTTGGTCTCGTGGCATCGCTTGAGCCGGATGAGATCCTCGATGTTCTCGTCCTGACCGCGCGCGACGGCTTCGTCGCTCAGTCGGTACACCGCGACGCCGAACGGCTCGACCTTTTCGATGGCGACGTAGTACATCTGCGCGACCGGCTTCGAGTGCAGCTCGTTGATCAACGGGAGGTAGAAGCCCGCCTGCCGATGGTAGCCGTAGCTGAACGCGGCGCGCTCGAAGTTGCGGAACGCGTCCGAGTCGAGTGACTCGACGGTCTTGATGTCGACGACGTAGGGTTGCCCCTCGGTCGCAGCGCAGCCCTCTGCGTTCCACCAGTCCGTGCGGCATTGCAGAGCGCCCAGCGCGTTGGCCTGCGGTACTCGCCACGTCGTTTCCGGCGTCCCGGTCTTGAGTAGGTCGCAAGCAATCGGGTGAGCGGCCACGGCCTCGCGCATCGCGATGACCTGCACAAGTTCCTCGGCGCTGATAAACGTCTTGCCGAGGTGATGCGCGGACCACTCCGCGAACTGCGCCTTGCCTTCCTTCGTGCGCCGGTCGCAGTCCGGCTTCACGGCGTAGCGGTCTGCAAACGTAGACTCTTCGAGGATCGCGCAATGGACTGCGCTGCCGAGCCGGAACGCGTTCGACTCCTCAGACTGCGGAAGCGACTTCGCGATGTACTTCTTGAAAAAGAGAGCAGGGCGGCGCCGGAAGCATTCGAGCTTCGAGTGCGAGATAGCGGCGTTCGCGTGGTACTGTTCGATGGGTTCAGTTGTCATTGTCGGAGTCGTCTTTGAGTTCGAGTTCCGTCCGACGCACAAACGGCCAGATGGCGAGCATCGCAACCGCAAAGATCGCGATCATGATTGCCCCACCGATCCAGCCGAGTGCGCGCCGGAGGGTGTTCACGCGTTGTCCTCCGCTTCGTCGAGGCCGAGCTTGCTCTGGAGCGGGTCGATCACCGTCTCCGACTCGTCCTTGAACCGGACGCTGTATCCGATCTTCACGTTGATCTTCGGAGCCATCGCGAGGGAATCCCACTCAATGTTGACCGTCGCCTTCGCCTTCGGCTCCGTCTCGCTCTCGTCGTCGATGAAGCTATCGGTCGCCGCCTTCGTGATCGCCTCAAAGTGCGTTTCCAGCAGGCTCCGGACTTGTTCCGTCGCCGTGTTTACTACCGCTGACTTTTTGATGTCGTGTTCGTTCATGTTTTTTTGGATTTCGTTTTCGTGTTGTGTCGTGGTGCGCTGACCTTCGAGGAAGATCGAGCGGAGGTCGGTTGCGACGCTCATGGCGTGCCCTTCATTTCGGCGTCAATCGCGGCGCGGGTTGGCGCGACCCAGTACTGCTCGATATTTCCGGCCCAGCACTCGCTGCAATGGATCTGGTCGGCGTTTGCCTCGATCCAATCGAGCCGCGCCTTGTCGCGCTCCAGCTCGGCGTTGCGTGCGTTGAGCTGGTCAATCTGCGCCTGCGCCATCGCCGGGCTTGATTTCCATGCGTTTTGCTCAATCTCCTCCTTGAGCCTGTCGATCTCGTGAGCGTACCTAAGGGACACCGCGTTCGTGTCGTTGAGCTCGCGTTCGAGATTTGCGGCGAAGTGTTGACCGGCATCGCGATGACCCTCGCGCGCGTACCGCTCCCACTCGGCGTTGGTCCGTGGTGTGTCGCTCATGCTGCACCTCCGACCGCGTCGCTAAGTCCACCGGCGAGCTTTTCGCTGAGCGTGACGTTGATCTCGGGAGCGATGTCCCGAGCTTCCTCGACCGTGCGAAGCCCCTTCAATACGTCGCCGAACTGGTCGCGCAGGATAAACCCTCGCGCGCGGAACTTGAGCATCCGGCGAGGGTAATCAGTCCACGGCCCCGCCTTGCCCCAGAGCTTCGCCTGCTTCGCGTCCGCTACCGTAAAGGTTTCGGAGGATGCTGCGCTGCCCTTGCGCGTCACGGTCACGCGATAGCCGTGCGTGTCCTTCCCCGGCTCGCCGATCTCCTCCTCGACGTAGGCGTCGAGCAGACCGGAGGCGCGGACGAGCGCGAGCGCGGCGTCACCGTAGATCGCTGGCCGACCGTTGATCACGGCGGTGTTCTGCAGCGCCGCCATCGGCGTCAGGCCCAGCTCCATGCCGAGCTGAATCGCGATCATGACCGACTCTGGTTTCTCCATGCCCTTCGGCGCGAAGCCCGAGGCGACGACCGCGCGAGCGAAGCGGAAAGCCTCGTCGATGCTCGCGAGCTGGACACCCTGCGCGCCCAGTGCGATCTGTGCCTTTGGTTGCGTCGCATCGACGGTGGTCGGCGCGAGTGGATTACTGACCTCTGTTTTGACGGTTTCGTCTTTCATGTTACTGTGTGTGTTTTGTGTTTTGCCCCCTCGTCGTTAATTCGGCGAGGGGTTTTTGTTTTGGTTTCTCTGACAGATTAGAACGGCACCTCTTCGTCGCCCGCGAGCTGAGGAGCCTGATCGAGAACGGCGGGAGCCGGAGCGGATGACGGGAGGTTGCCCTGTCGCTCGTGCCAGAGCGTCCTGACTGCGTTCTGGAGAAGCACGTCCGCGTCCCTAGGCGGGAACGGCGTGCCGTCTTTTTTAAGCTGCGGCTCGCGGTCGCTGCCGTACCAGAGCAATTGCTTGTCGTTGAGCTGGCTGATCGGCGTCCCGGCATTTTTGCCGAAGTGAACCGCGACCTCGCCCGCCCGCTCGATCACCGTGGTCGGCATCGGGAGCCAGTCAGGCGTGCGCGTGGTCGTTGATGTCTTAGTAGGCGCGGGAGCCTGCGGAGCGAGCGGCGTCTGCCGCGATTGGAGAGCGAGACGGATCTCGCGGAGTTCGAGCAGGATCTGGAGGTGTTGGATGTCGGTCATGGTGTGTTTGGTTTTAGAGCGTAGCCGTGTTTTGCTAGTTCAATCTTTACCGCTTTCAAAGTGGTTTTACCGAAGCCTCGGAATTTCAATAAATCTTTTTCCGTGTGCGAAATCAAATCTCCGACGCTTCGAGCTTTGATGTTCTGGAACATTGTTTTAGCGATGGTCGGCATCTGCAACTGGTCCAATGGAATTGCTGGTTCCTTCGGTGGTATTTTCAATTCACTGATAATTGTTTCGAGGTGGTTGATTTGATCGTTTTGCCACGCGCACTTCTGTTCCAGCTCTCGGATTTGGCTCGCTCGTTTTCCCGCGAGATCCCATCCCTCTTTAGCGTGGATGTGATTTTGGATGATTTCGTCTTGAATCTGTTTGATAGAGTATTTGATTCCTTCCGAAATCCATGAGGTGAACATACCCGTCACCTTGTTGTGCGCTTCGTTTTTGAATGCCGCGATCTGAATTGGAGTCGGTTTAATCGTCCTCATCGCTTTGCCTTTGCCGTCAGAGCCGCGACCTTGCGCCCGTAGCCGAGCGTGGCCGGTTTGCTAGCCCCGCGCGGACCACCGTTGTGGATGCGGGCGAGCACCTCTACGTCGCCCTTAGCCCACGCCTCGGGAGCGTAGCGTTTGAGGTAGGCGGTCGCGACGCGCTTGCTGTATTCGAGGTCGGCGACCCGCTCGTAGGCGCCCGGTACGCGGCTGTCCTTGTGATAAGCGCGGTGGATCTGAAGCGGACCCAGCGCGGCACCACCGTCGCCGAGGATCGGACCGTGCCTGCCGGAACTCTCGACGATGTGGAGCGCGCGCCAGAAGGAGTCGGGCGGAGCGGCCTGCGCCGTAGCGCAGAGCGCGAGGAGGAGGAGTGCGTGTTTCATTTCGAGTTGCGCGACTTGATCGCGTAGGTGTGCGAGATGACAAAGTCTCCGACCCAGTGTTTAGGCACAGGAAACCATTTGTTGTGGCTCTCGATGAAGTAAACGTCGGTCGCTTCAACTAGCCGAAAGGCCGGATTGATCGTCCATGTTTTCATGCTTTTGCGAGTCTGACCGCGTCGCGCTTCGCGCTGGCGATCTGTTTGAGTGTGAGGGTTGAGGCGATCTCTTCGGCCATCGCGACGGCGCGGTCGGCGCGCGCTTGATCCGGCGCGAGGATCGCGAGGATGAGCGCGTGGGTGAACAGAGCGGTGGGGCTCATGTGTGTGTTAAGGGTTAGGCTGAAACTGCACGCTCGATACGGGTGACGGTTCCGCTCCACGTTTCACCGTGAGTTTCGTCGCATCCAGCCTTCAGAAGGCGCTGGATGCCGCGCATCGTGAGATAGCCGCGGCGCCGACGGAACCAGACTTGCGTCTCTTCGTGTGCGTTGTAGCAGGGGACGTAGGTCGAAACTGTCGCGATGGTGATGTAGGTGGTAGTGCTCATGTGTGTGTTGAGGTTGGCGGGTTAGTGACTTCCCCGCCGGGGTTGGGATTAGTTACTGGGCACCGAGATAGCACTTCATCGGGCCAAAGGCTTTTTCGGCCATGAGAAGCGCCTCAATCTTCGAGGATGCAGCGACCGTGTAACTAAGGTTGTCGAATCCGAGGAACATATGGAGTTTCATGATTTGATTTTTTTATATCGGGGTTAAATCCCTCCGATGAAACGACCATAGACCATGCCCGACCTATGTCGATACCTATCTGAATCTTTTCGCAGTCGCTTCCCCTAGCCTTTGATAATCAAAGACTTAGGTGCGATTAAATATCCGTCACCGTGCCTCGGTGATCTCAAAATCAACCTTGCCGCCGCTGACATGATGGAGCCGGAGCCACGCAGCCCCGACCGGTTTCGGCGGTCCGCCTCGCTCGATGTGCCAGCCGCCGTAGCCGTCGCCGTGCTCCTCTTTGTAGCCGGCGGTGCGGACGTGGACCTGACGAGTGTGCTCGACCACGTGCGAAAAGTTTAGACGTAATCGAGAAATGGATACCTGCCACGCGTCGTGCGTGTGACCGGTGTGTACGATGTCCGCGTCCGCGAGATAGACCGCCATGCGGTTGGTCTGGATCACGCCGCGCGTAACTGGTCCGCCGCCGCCGTAGCCGTGGTGATAGTGGTACGTCAGCATGTCGCAGCGGGTCTGCTCCAACCGCACGTTGAAGCGGATAAAGCCGGAGAAGCCACCGTGGCGAATGTTCGCCGCGCCCTTCGCGCGCAATCGCTCGACCAGCCGCTCGGTCAGATCGGTCTCATGATTCTTGAGCATTGCGGTCTCGTGGTTGCCCCAGCCTCGCAACGTCAGGATCGGCGCGTAGGGTTCGAGCCAATCCGCAGCGGTGCTGACTAGCTTGTCGAGATAGTCGCCCTTCTGGTGCTCCGCGCGAATGTCGTTCTTGTTCGAGCGCTTGTCGTACTTCCCCTGCATGGCGCAGAAGAAGTCGCCGATGTCGATCACCGGCGCGTTGCGCTTGAGCGCGAGATCGAGATGCCGCTTGAGCATCGTGCGGTCACAGTGCGGATTATCCCAGTGGACGTCGGACTGGAGAAGAAAATACTGCTCGTCACCGACCCGAGGCAGATCGACCTTGAAGCGGTGGACGTTGCGCGCGACTTCGGAGAAGCTCCACCGCTCTTTTGTTGGTGTCATAAAATAAGCTCTAGGAAGTCAGGCGCGTCTGGATCTTCGTCCAGAATCATGTCGGTCTCGATCTGAATAAACCGAAACGATTTAATCGGCCTCACACATTCAGAGCATCGGTCAAATCCAGCTCCGTCAGACCAGCGCCCGGCGTGAGTAGCGCGCCCTCGGCCTTCGCGACCTCGTAGATCTGATGGCGAATCGCATCGGTCATCGGCTCCAGCGCCGCGAGCACCGCGCTGCCAAAGTACTGTTCGAACTTCTCGTCGTAGATTCGCAGCCGCGCCAGCGTGGGAGCGATTGGCTGGCCTGCGACCGCGACCTCGTGCGAGACGTAAAGCGCAAGCCGCGCCGTGCATTGCCGCGAGGCTCGGTCCCACGAGTACACGTCGCACCGGATGTAGTTGCCCTCGATGCCGCTCGGCAGGGTGATCGTTTGTTGGAGTGCCATGGTCGGTGGTATTTAGATTAATCGTACTCGATAAACTCGAACGAGACCCGACGCAGCCCTGCGCTTATGTTCGTGCCGTCGTAAGTATAGACCTCGATCACGGCTTGCGTCGCAGAGTTGTTCACGTCGTCCCAGTCGTACCGCCAGCCGAGCGACGTGTCCGAGGTGATACATCCGCTCGCGACGTCCGGCTTCGTCGTGAAGCCGCGGTTCGTCAGGTCGATGTTGAATTTCTCCGCTGCTGCACCGCCCGCAAGCGACACGGTCGAGTTGATCGGGAAGCGCGCGATGACCGCTCGAACCGACGCCGCCCCGAGCGTTCCGGTCTTGATGAAGTCGCTCGATACCGTGTCCGACGTGACGTCACCTCCGGTGATGTTGATGGTCGCCCTGTTCTGCGCGCCGACATTTCCAGCGTAGGAAATTGTCCACGCAGCAGAGCCGGAGCTGACCCAGTCCGACTTGTTTCCCGTGAAGTCTACGAATCGGAGCCACGCTCCAAAGCTCAAGAATGCCGGAACCGTGTAGATCGGCCATTGCGCGTTATCAGCCGGAACAGATTCACCAACGTCGGTCGAAAGTGGCTTACTGCCGGGCGCCGGGTTCTTGACGATGTACTCCGCAAAGCGGATGTCTTTGTCCGTCGGTTTATTCCATTTCAGCCATGCGCCGAAAGCCAATGTCGGTGTCCCTCCGCTCGACTCGTACACCGGCGGGAAGTCATCGCCAAAGGTCGGCGCGGTAGTCGTGACGCCGGTCGGGTCCGCAGGCGCCGCCGACTTGTTTGGCGCAGTCCGAGAAAGCGTCGAGCTGATCGCTGACGCAGCGCCGGAGAACGAGTAAGCCTCGACCGCGAACTCGTAAGCGACGCCGGGTGAAAGATCGTCGATGGTCGAATTGACCGAGCCGACCGCGACCTGATCGCCCACGATGAAGCCGCTCGCTCCGCTGCGCCGGTAAAGTGAGTTCATGCCGATCGCGCCCGACGGCAGCGCAGGCAAGGCAATCGTGATCTGAGCGAAGACCGTGCCGTCTCCTGACAGGTAGGTCGCCTCGCTGACGAACGTCGGCGCGCTCGGCGTCGCGGGCGGCGTTGTATCGACTGAGCCTTCAGGCACGACGACCGGCGTGATCGCAACGATGGAAGAGAAACCACTCTCCTGCTCGCTGCGATTGATGTCCGTCACCTTGTAGTGATAGGTGGTCCCGATCACTACGTTGATGTCCACGAAGCGCGACGCAGCGACCTCGGCGATCTTGTTGTACGTCCCGCCGATGCCCGTGTCCGAGCGGTAAATGCCGTACTCCGCGTGATCGAGTTCCGTGCTGTCGTCCCAATCCAGCGAGACCGCTTGACCCGTCCCGGCCACGGCAGTCAGACCCGTAGGCGTCGCTGGCAAAGTCGAATCAGGCGCGACCGTGATCGACGCCGTGACGTAGTCGGTCGTGACCTTGAAATAGGATTCGCCAAAGATTCGCACGTCGTAAGATGTCCCGATCTGCACGTCGCTGCTGATGTAGTCCTCGTCCTGCGAGCCTTCGACTCGGCTCCACGTCAGGTACGTCGTCGACGCCGTCGGCTTGTACTCGATCACGACCGCGCCGCCGCTTTGGATGAACTGCTCGGACGGCGGAGTCCACTCGACCTTGATGCGCGGAATTGTCGTCCCGTCCGATTGCAGGAACTGCGTCGTGCCGTCCGCCGTGAGAACCAGATTGCTCGGAGCGTCGAGCGTGAACGGGTTCGGCAGCGTCGTGTTCGCCGCGTCTGCGACTGCGATTTGATCCCCGACCGTCCACGAGTAAACGCTCGAAGCCGTCTCGCGCAGAGTCATGTCGATGTAGAGCTGAGGCGGGTTGCCGTCGCTAGCGAAGTTCCACTCCATGACCTCGAACACCTTTGCCGACCAGCCGAGCTTCGCGTTCGTGATCATCACCGTGTCACCGGCGCGGACCTGCATTGCCTCAAGCCGGAAGCGTGCGGTGAAGGTGATCTCCTCGCGGGCGCGTCGCAGCTCGATCACGCCGAGGCGTTGCGCGCAACTGGGCGAGGTCGTGAATGGAAGCACGACGTCGCGGATAAATTTCACCCCTCCGTCTGCCGTGGTGTACGTCACGGACGAGATCGAAGGGAAGTCCGATACCTGCCATGCGTTCGTCTCGCTGACGTACACGCCCTTGACTGTGTTGACCCGGTCGCGTGCGCTCGTGCGCGTCTGCACGTTGAGCGGTCCGACGAAATGCTTCTCGTTCAGCGTCACGGTCGGGATGCGATAGCCGCCAGCGTAGGCGACAATCTTGCCGCCAGAGTACGCGATCAGACCACCCATCGCCGACAGGAGCTTGCCGATGTTCTCGTCGGGCGACGCGCTGGTCGCGATCACGCCGTTGCACTCGTAGCGGTTCTCGTAGTTTGCAGGAACCGTAATCGGCAGAATCTCAACCTGCTCGTCGCAGATGTTTGCCGCCGCGTTGATCGCGGTCACGTCGATCTCGGTCGCGCTCATGCCCATACCTAGCGCGGAGTCCGTGAGATAGTCGCGCAGGCAAAGCGCAGGGTTCGCAGAGTAAGCCGTCGTGCTCGTGCGCGTATCGAGCACTTTCTTGCCCTTGATCACGGCGGAGACGTTCGGGATGCCGCTCGGGTACTTCTCGGTATCCCACGTCAGGCGGACGTAAACGTAGGCGATGCCGGATAGCTTGTGGTCAGAGGTCCACCGGCCATCGGTCAGGCTCGCCGTGTCGGTCACGAGATCGGAGTCCGCGAGTTGCGTCGACTCGCCGAGGTGCTTGTTCACGCGAGCCACGCCAGCATAGAAGCCGGTCGGCTCATTCGTGTTGATCGGATCGAGCGGAACCAGTTCGTCGTTAAAGTAGATCTCCTCGATCTCCTCGATCTCGTGGCCGGCCAGAGCGACGACAATGTGCAGGTACTGGTTTGTGCTCCCGGTCGTGCTCATGTACACGATCGTGCCCGAAACCCTGCTGCGACCGTAGGCGACGGTCCTCGCCGAGATCGGAGAGCGCACCATTTGCGACCGGCTCGCCATCGAGCTGTCCGCAAAACTCGGAGGCTTTGGCGCGAGGAGCTTCGACGCCGCCATCGACGCAGCCGTGACTGCGATGAATTTTACCGTAGCGATAGCCGCAGC